AATAATGCGAGTTAGTGGATATGATGAAGTCAAAGGGCATCGGTGTGCCCGAATTGGCTCAGAAAATTGGGGTTGACGCCTCGACGCTGTACAGGAAACTGGGGGCTGGTGGTGAGAAATTCACCATCGGCGAGGTCCATCGTATGATGGAAGCCATTCCGCTGTCGAACGAGGACGCCAACCGCATTTTTTTATCCATTAACTCGCATTATTGCGAGAAAGGAGCGTGAAGGGAATGCAAACTTTGAAGATGGCGACGACGTGGGATGTTTACCACGGGGCAACGCCGGAAATCGAGGCGACGGTGCGCAGCGAGGAAGCCTTTGAGGCGCTGCGACAAGCCATTAAAAAAATGAGCCGCCAGCGGGTCAGGCATGGCGGCTCGAGGATCGAGTATCACATCAGATTAGTCGAGTGAAAGGAGAACACCATGCCAAGACGAGTGACGGCGGACGTGCCGAGCGAGGGCGACATCCTGCGCTATAACAACGTGCCGGTGGAGCTGGCGGCGAAGTTCATCGGGTGGTCGGACGTGACGATCCGATACGCCCTACAGGAAGAGCGCGCGCCGTTCGGCATTGCGGCGCAGAACCCGAAGACGGGCACGTGGGCCTACAACATCAGCCCAGGGCTACTCATCAAATATAAGAACGGAGAGCTGCAAGCCTACAAGCTCAAGGACCTGTCGCAAATGTTGGCCGACCACGCAGAGCGGATCATCGAAACACGCGTGGGCACGGTGAGTCAGGCAATCGGAAAAATTTTAGGAGGATGCACGACATGAAAAAGAATCGCACAAGAGAAGAAAGAGCGCTGCGCTACGCGGCGGCGCTGCTGCGGCTGACGGTGCTGCTGTGGATCGCGGTACTGCTGCTATGCCTGCTGGAGCCGGGGTGCCTGGCGATGGACGCAGCGGCCGCGGCGGCGGAGACCGATCCGACGGTCACGTGGCTGGCGGCGGTGGGCGCCGGATGGCTGACGTGGCGCGGAATGGTGCTTGTCCTGAAGCTGGACGAGCCGGGGAGAAAGAGAACGCGCCGCAGATGATGGACGACAAGCGATTTATCGCACCGCAGACGCGGCCGACGCTGTGCTGGTCGTGCGCGCGGGCGTGCGGCGGCTGCTCGTGGACGGCACGAGACCCGAAGACGCACGCGATCCGCTTCGAGCCCGTGAATGGCTGGGAGGCGGAGAAAACGACGATCAACGGCTCAAAGAGCGAGCACGGCGAGAAGTGCTACCGCTACACGACCGACAGTTATCGCGTCGTGCGCTGCCCGCTGTACGTGCCGGACCGGCGGACGAGAGCCAAAAGCGCCATGCCGGAATGGGCCATGCAGGCCGCGAACGCATGAAAAAGGCGGCTGACCGATGGCACCGGTCAACCGCCGCGAAGAAAAACACACATGAAAGGAGATTTTCTTCCCCGCCATTATAGCATGCGGCGGGGAAGAAGTGCAAGAGAAATGAGCGTGATTCAAGACGCCATTGCCGCCATTGAGGGCCAGCAGCCGAAAGAGCGCTCGGCGGTGTGGATGGTGGGCGAGCAGCTGAAAGATATGGTCCGCGGCAACGAGGCCGCGGCGGCACTGCTGCTGACAGACCTGACGCAGAACAAGGAGATGACGCTCGCGGCGGCAGAGAAGAAAATCGCCGAGCGAGCAAAGAAGAACAAGGTCGGCAACTGCGGGTGCGTGACGCCGGCGGAGGCGGAGGACATTCTGCGCGAGTTCTTCGGTCTGCCGGAGCGCGGCACAGCCGCAGCGCCGCAGACGGAGAGGCGCAAGGTCGTGGACCTTGCGGACTTTTTATGAGCCGCCGCACAGACGCCGGATGGGAGAATCTGGCGGACAAGCTGCCGTTCCAGCCATGCGGAGACCTGCAAAACGACGTGCTGGAAGATATCTACGACAACGACATGCTCGGGACAGGGATAATGCTTTACAGCCGTGAGAGCGTGGAGACTGCGGATCCTATTGCGCAGATCATGGACGCAGAAGACTGGGGCCGCTGGGAGAAGTCTCGGAAGCGCCGCTGGGGCGCGCGCTGCACCTGCTCAGCCTGCGGAGAAGAGTTTTTTTGCGGGCTATGTCAGCGACAGCGGTACGAGTGGCATTGTCCTGCGGCAGGGCGAGGACGGGCAGATTTATGACGGCTACGTCGACAAGGGAGACGACGATGCGCAAATCTTCTTTGACGACGAGACGATCGTTTGCCCGCGCTGCTACCAGAGCGTGGTCGTGACGCGGCGGAGCGAGCTGCGGCAAGGGCGCACGCTTCAAGCGTTGCAAGCCGAAACGCTGAACATTGACGGATATCTCGCGGTGCTCTATTGGATGGTGGCGCGGTATCAGGACAACACGGGAACAGACGTCGCGACGTTCTCGCCGCACGCGGCGCTGATCGTGGACCGCTGCGGCGTGCTGCGGCGCTTCCGCGCGGTGCGCCACAGTAACGAGGCGCGTGACGTAACGTGGACACCCTGCAAGCAGAGCTGCGACCCGATGCAGCAGCCCTATTACTGCCACGGCGCCGTGAACGGACGGCAGGTCGGCGGCTGGGTATGCGACTACGGCCCAGAGCTCGGCGGAACGACGGGCGAGAAGACGGCACTGGACAAATACATCGGCGCGGGCGGAACCTGGCCGGGGGCGTATCTGCACGTCTGGCGCAAGCACCCGCAGGTGGAAAACCTGATGCGGCAGGGGTTCGGCGATGCGGTGACGCAGACCATTGACAACTATCTGAACATGTGCGGCAACTATTCCATGCTGCGCGACGCACCAAATATTCCGTGGGTCGATTGGAGTGAGACGAAGCCGCACCGAATGCTCGGCATGAGCAAGGAAGCCTTCCGCGAGCTGCGCGGGAAGCATTGGAGCGAAGGCACCGCGCGGTGCTGGGCGAGCTACCGAATGCTTGTAAAGAACGCGGACGCGCTGCAATTCGCGCAGGAGGTCGGCAAGCTCGGCCTGAACGACATGGAAAAATTGCTGGGCGCCTATCGGGCCGTCGAGACCGATCTGCACCCGACGCATGTGGTGAAATACCTTGAAAAGCAAAAGCGGCTGAAAGGCGGCGTGCAACTGCTGCTCGATTACCGGCGCGTGCTGCGGGCGCTGTGGCTGGCGGACCAGAACGAAACGCTGTGGCCGCGCGACCTGCAAGCGGCGCACGACCGTGTAATGGAGATGTACGCGGCGCACGAGGGCGTGAAGTACTACTCGGCGGATTTTACGCCGGTCTACATCCGGCTCAAGGCGCTGGAATGGACGGACGGCGAACTCTGCATCCGCATCCCACAGGAGGAGCGGGAGCTGATCGACGAGGGAAAAACCCTGCGTCACTGCGTGGGCACCTACGGCAGGACACATTGCAGCGGCAAGCCGATCTTCTTTGTGCGGCACTACCGCAGGCCAGAGCGCAGCTATTACACGCTGAACATCGACCTGACGCGGGCGATGCCGAAGGAGATCCAGCTGCACGGCTACGGCAACGAACGCCACGGCGAGCGCAAGCAGTATGAGCACAGCATCCCGAAAAAGGTGCGCGACTTCTGCGACAGATGGGAGCGCGAGGTGCTGACGCCGTGGTTCATGGAGGAACAACGCAAAAAGTTCGCTGAAACGAACAAAGTGGACAAGAAAGCGAGGAAAGGCGCATGAGCGAAACAATGGAAATGGCCGTGGCCGGTGAGGTGCGCAGCATCACCGCCATCACGGACGAGATCATTTTTTACAAAAATGTCGGTGGACAGGCCGTCATCGAGATCGGCAAGCGGCTGATCGAGGCAAAAGCACAGCTCAAACACGGGGAATGGCTGCCGTGGCTGAGCGAAAAAGTGGAGTTTTCGGAGACGAGCGCGCAGCGATTTATGCAGCTTGCAAGGGAGTACGGAAATACCTCACTGGTGGGGGATTTGGGAACCTCGAAAGCCTTGGTATTACTGGCTTTGCCGGCATCTGAGCGAGAGAATTTTGCGAGCGAAAAACACGTTGTCAACGGGGAAGAAAAAAGCGTCGCCGAGATGAGCAAACGCGAGCTCGAAGAGGCCGTCCGGCAGCGCAAGATCGCAGAGGCGGAACGCAACGAGGCGCGGCGCGCACTCGAAGCGCAGCGCAAGGAAACGGAAGAAGCGAACGCGAAGGTGCAGGCGGCGCAGGACGCGGCGGACGCCGCCCGCGCCGAGGTGGAAAACGCGCAGGGAACGGCGCTGGCCGCGCAGGAGCGCGCGGCGGAGCTGGAACGGGAATTGAAAGCGCTGCGCGAGAAGCCCGTGGACGTGGCGGTGCAGACCGTGGACGCGAGCGAGGAACAGATCGCGGCGGCGGTGGCGGAAGTGAAGAAGGACGCGGAAGCGGAGAAGACAGAGGCGCTCGGCAAGAAGGCCGAGGAGCTGAAAAAAGCGAAGGACGAGCTGAAAAAGGCGAAGGCCGAGATGGCGGCCGCGGCGGAGGCGCTGAAAAAGGCCGAGGACGAGCGCGCGGCCCTGCGCGAGACACTGGAAAAGGCGAAGAAGAGCGCGGCGGCCATGGACAACAAGGCGCTCGCGGAATTCAGCGTGCTGTTCCGGCAGGCGCAGGAAACCGTGAACCGCATGACGGAGATTGTAGACGAGCTGGACGAGGAAAGCCGGCCGAAGATCTACCGCGCGCTGGGCGCGCTGCGGGACATGATCGCCGAAAAGGCAGGTGAGGGCGCGTGAAGCGCAGCGACTATCTGAAACTCTGCGTGAGCGCGGCGATGCTCACCTATCGCAAGCCGAAGGTGCTGTATGCCGGGATTGAATATTACCCGGAGGGGTACGAAATGCGTTTCGACAAAAGCGGCAAGGCGATCCATACGGCAATTTTGCGCGACTGCGCGAAGAAAAACTGCCTTTTCTACTGCCCGCTGAAGAAGGTGCAGGAGGTGGCGCGCGATGAATAGCATTCAGGCGAGCCAGATCATGGGCGGGAACGGGGCAAAGGCGCGCAAGGCGGCCGACCTGTACCCGACGCCGCCGGAGGTGACGGTGGCGCTGATGCGCTTTCTCAAGCTGCCAGGAGAAACGGTCGTATGGGAACCGGCCCGTGGGGAAGGAGACATGGTGCGAGCGCTGGCGAACTGCGGGATGGCTGTCTACGGCACGGATATCCGCGACGGGATAGACTTCCTGACCGCTCGACAGCCGGGAAACGCGCCTGCGGCTGATTGGATTATCACGAATCCGCCGTTTTCGCTGGCGGACGAGTTTATCCGCCACGCGGCGGAGATCGGCAAGCCGTTTGCGATGCTGCTCAAGGCACAGTATTGGCACGCGGCGAAGCGAGCACAGCTCTTCCGCGAGATTCCGCCGAGCTACGTGCTGCCGCTGACGTGGCGCCCGGACTTCCTCTTCAAGGAACGGAACGGCAAAAAGGGCACGAGCCCGCTCATGGACGTCATGTGGTGTGTGTGGCTGACGCCGCAGATGCAGGGCGTGCAGACAGTATTTAAGCCGCTGATGCGGCCGGAAAAGGAGAAATGAGCATGTTTGTCGGAGAAACGTACAGCTGGGTGCCGACGAGCTGGGAGGGGTCGAACGGGATCGTCTCAGCGCTCGGCAAGAAAGGCGGGGTACACGGGAGAATCGTGTACATCAACGAAAACCATCGGTATTTTACGGCGGAGGCGAACGTCGGCGGCGTGGTCATCCGCGAGAGCTTCAAATTTTAAGGAGGGTGCAGACATGTTGAGCTATAAGACCAAGGACGGCAAGGTGACGGAACTCGAGGCGCAGGGGTCGCTCGCAGAGCTTTTGAGCGACACAACTTTTCTGGCCCATGCCATTTACGGCATGCTTGCGAGGAGCAACGAAGGATTGGCGAAAGCATTTCAAGCTCATTTTGCACTGCTGGCGGCCGACCCTGAATCACCGATGTGGGAGAACAGCAATCCAAATTGCATCAGCATCGTGCGGCGCGTCAAGCCGAAGGAGGGCAAGAGCGATGACAAGTGACGAGGTTTTGACGGCGCTGCGATGCTGCGCGAGCGGCAGCTGCGACGGGTGCCCGCTGTGGGACGACGATTTGGAGGACACGACCTGCGCAGACGGCTTGATGGCCGCAGCGGCTGATTTGATCGAATTCCAGCAGCAGGGCCTTGAGGCGCTGACGAAGATGGACGAGGGGCTGAAAAAGCGGGGCAGCACGCTGAAAGAGTTCCTGCGACGCGGCGATGAAGTCGTGCAGGGGCACAGAGACCCTGCCGGGCCGCCGGGCAATCCTGGTTTTGCGGGCGATATCTTCATCTGCCCGACGTGCAACTCGCCGCGCGTCTTCTATAACGCGGAGAAAGACGCCTACATATGCCCGAGCTGCGGGTGGCAGAACAAGGAGGGCTGACGGATGGTTTCGGACGAGGCATTGAAAAAGCTGCAAGAGCAGATCGCGGCGTGGCCGATGGAACGGCGATTCGTGGTGCAGCAGCTCATTCGGGATTATTTGAGGAACCGGGAAGACCTGCGCGCCTATGAGGCGACAAGGCTGACGCCGCGCGGGGTCGAAATCCTCAAGGAAGAAAAGCTCAGCAGCGACGGTATGATCCTGCTCGGGCGGCTGATGGGCAAGAAGCTACACAAGATCGGCTGCGAACGCCTGCGCGAGTTGGTCGAGGCCGGCGCGGACGGGCGCGCAATCACGCTGCCGTGCAAGCTCGGCGGTGAAGTGTGGGCGCCCGGCTGCGGCAGATCGGCGAAACTGCGCGTCGTCGAGGCGGCGCTGCTTCTGCAAGGCGAGGACGGCGAGGGCTATGAGAAGCTGAGCGACTTCGGCAAGACATTTTTCGCGACGAAAGAAGGAGCGGAGGAGGCAAAGCGAAATGAATGGTTTACTTGAAAAGCTGCGGCGGGGCGCGATCAGAGCACTCGGCGGATATGTTGAGCTGGTTCCGCCGCCGAAACCGCAGGACAGGGCGCTCATCAAGGAAGAGCGCTACCGCGTCAGGAAGATCGAGGTGCGGGCGATGCCGTTTGACAACAGGCCGCGCGCAGAGGAGCTTTTGCAGAGGTACAAGAAATACAGCAGCGAGCGGCTGGCGGACATGCTGGCGAAAAAGATGCTGGAAAGCGGAGCGATCCGCATCGAGGAAAGACCGGCGGCGGGAAAATTCGGCGGCAGCGAGCTGTGCGCGACGGTTTACGTCGCGTTTCCGCAGAACGACGGAGGATATGTGGCATGAAGCGACTGACGAATGAAGAGGTCAGAGTGGACGAGAGCGTGGACCGGTATCTCGGCCCGCTCGCAGACCTTGAAGGCATGAAGCCGAAGCTGCTGGACCTGATTCTGAACGGTCCGGTGCTGAACGGTGTATCGAAGGATGTACTGCGGCAGATCATTCGGCAGCTCTACAGCGCGCTTGCCGCCTACGAGGACACGGGGATGACGCCGGAAAGCGTGGAGGCGCTCAAGCTGTCCATGATGGGAAAGGCAATCGCGGAGATTAAGGAGTTTAACGGCCTTCCGGTCGACCGACTGCGCGAGCTGGCCGAGGCCGACAAGGACGGTCGGTTGGTGGTGTTGCCGTGCAAGGTGGGCGATACGGTGTATCTGATTGTGACAAAACGCGCGAGAAATTACACGCCGGAATTTAGATTCGTCAAAAAGAGCCGTCTCACATTCCTCAACATGGAGCGTATTTTGCAGGACTTTGGCAAGGAAGCGTTTCTCACCCGCGAGGAGGCGGAGAAAACATTGGAGGCGATGAAATGAGCGCTTGCGCAGGAAAAATCAACTGTGAGATTTACCGGCAGAAAAAGTACTGCCGAAAGGCTGAGGCGGCAGAGGAGGACCGCGAGTGCAAGGGCTGCCGCCACGCGAGGCGGCAGTGCGACGTGGAGTACTGCCCGTTCGAGGTCAACGGCGCGTGCAAGTTGGAGGGCTGACGGATGGTGCGGGTATTTTGCGACCGGTGCGGGCGGGTCATCACGGGGATGAGCGCGCATGAGCGCGTGAGCGTGACGGCGAGCGGCGCGGGCGGCGGGGAGATCGCGAAGCTCGACTTCTGCACATACTGCGCGGACTGGGCCATCAACACGCTGATGCGGCGCACGATGCTCGGCGCGGGCGAGAAAAAGGGCGCGAAGGCGGACAAACCCGCGCCCATCGCGCCGCCGAAGAGCGAAAAGGACGGCCTTGCGTGGACGGCGGGACAGGACAAGCGGCCGGCCGCGGAAGCGCCGCCGCCCGAACCGCTCCCGACGCTGAGCGTCAAGGGCTACGGCGCGGCGGAGAAGCGGAAAATCTTCGACGCGCTGGTGCGCTACAAGGCGCGGACCGGTCCGGGGTGGACGGAGCGCGTGAGCAAGGCCTGCGGCGGGGACGTGAGCCGCGAGACGCTGCGCGCGATCGTCGTGGACGGGCTGATGGTCGACATCCACGTGTGGCGCGTCATTGAGCGGGGGCTCAGCGACCTGGGCGCAATGGAGAAAAAGGTATGAAGGTGACGTTTATTTTGCAGGCCGACGTGCCGGAGAGCGCCGTTCAGGGCATCAAGGAGCGCGCGGCGATGGACCTTGAGCGCTACGGCGACGTAAAGGCCGTGAAGATCCTCGTCGAGAAGCCGCGCGAGCACGAGCAGTTACATCTTTAATCACGCCTGCGGGCGAAAAAGAAAGGAAACAGAACCATGAAACAGTACATCGGAACAAAACTTATCGAAGCGGAAAAGGCGTATCGCGTGGACGGCAAGGTCGTTACGCTCGCGGAGAACAAAGTACCGTGCGGCTACAAGGTTGAGCGCGGCTACAAGGTGCGCTATGCGGACGGGTACGAGAGCTTCAGCCCGGCGGAGGTCTTCGAGCGCGCGTATCTGCCGCTCGAGGTGAACGGCGAGCTCAAGACTGAGGCGCCGAGCATCAGCGCGGAGATGGTCGAGCGATTCATCGACCACCACGAGACCGTGACGATGGGCGGCAAGACGACCGTTGTGCGCGCGGTGCTGAGAAACGGCTTCGAGATCGTGGAGAGCTCGAGCTGCGTGAGCGCGGAGAACTACGACGAGAAGCTGGGGGAGGAAATCTGCATGGAACGGATTAGAAATAAGATTTGGGAGCTGCTGGGCTTCCTGCTGCAAACGGCGGTGGGCGGCGTGAACGGCGAGGCAGCGGCAGAGAATCACTGCTGCGATGAAGAATGCGAGCGTTCCCGCTGCGACAAGGAGCCTGCGGCGGACGAACCGACTACGCCGAAGCTGCCGACGGTGCGCTTGTTTATCTCGCAGCCGATGCGCGGCAAGAGCGACGAGGAGATCGAGCGCGAGCGCGAGGATTTGATCGCAATTGCGAAGGCCGTGTACGCAGAGCGCGGCGAGGTCGAGGTCATCGACAGCTTTTTCAAGGGCGGGCTCGATGTTCCGGCCGGCACAAAAGTGCCGCTTTACTATCTGAGCAAGGCGCTCGAGCTGCTGGCGACGGCGGATGTGGCGATCTTTGCCAAAGACTGGCGGGAGGCGCGCGGCTGCCGCATCGAGCACGAGTGCGCGGACGGGTACGGCGTTGCAAGGATCGAGCTTCCCGAGGAGGGCTGAGCGATGCAGAAAATCAACATTAAGAAGTACACGAAGGAGCAGATGCTCAAGATGCTCGAAGAGGCGCTGGATAAGCAGGAGGCGGCGGAAGCCGAGGCGGCGGCGCATTTTAAGGACGGCGTAAAACTGGCCGAGGAAAATGAAAAGCTGCGCGGGCAGATCGGCGAGCTGACGGAAAAGCTCGAGGAGAATGAAAAGGCGCTGGAAGAGATCACCGCGAAGTATAAGAGCGCGGACCATTCGGCGGCGATGCTCCGTTCTCGCATCGACGAGGCGGAAAAGATGCGCGACCAGGCGCTCGAGGCGCACGGCGAGGACATGAAGGCCATCGAGAAGGCAAAGAACGAAAGCCGCGAGCTGGCGCACCTGCTGGGCAAGCGCGAGCTGGAGCTGGCCGAGGCCAAGCAGCGCCACGACGACGCGTTGGGCGAGGCGGCGCACCTGAAAGGCCAGCTGAAAGTGGAGGAAGGCCGCGCAGCGCGCAAGGACGAGCTGCTGGACGAGGCGCTGCATCGGCTTGAGGTCGAAAAGGCCATCGCTGAGGACTATCACGAAAGCCTCAAGTGGTGCATGGCGCATCCGTGGCGCAACATGTGGCGCTGCATGAAAGAGTATTTCCGCTTCTGACGGACAAAGAGCGGGAGAGGAGGGGAGAGAGCGATGTTCCGATACAAAAAGAGCGTGCCGGTGAGCTATGAGAGGCAGGGGTACATCTATTTTTCATCGCTGCTGTATCGAGAAATGCCGGAGAAGGCGCAGCGGAAGATCCTCAACCTGTGTATGGAGTGCGGCGGCGGGGACTACTACCGGGCACTTTTCGAATTCGTGACGACGGACGCGAACGCGACGTACATCTGCATGAAGCACAGCCTCTCCCGCTCGACGCTCGAGCGGATCGTGCGGAAGTATTACGAAGGTTTCCCACGGAGACTGTGACAGGGCTTCGGCCCTGTGTGCGCTGCCGCCGAAAGGGCGCGACGGCGCACAGAAGGCCGAACACACATTATTCAATATCACGCGTGCGCACGCGCGCGTGATTCGAGCTTGTAACGTATCTTAACTTAGCGAACAATTCCAAAGCAGGAGGACGGGGCTATGTATCGGGGCAGAACATTCAACCGCGAGCGCGTATACGTGTGCGGCAATTATCTGGACGGTGATATCTATCCTGTCTTTCAGAAGCCGGGAGAGCGCAGAAAGAGATGCCGCCCGACGAGCGAGATCCAGAAGAAACTCAACCAGAGGAACGCGGCGAAGAGATTGACGCGCATCGTGCACATGAACTTCACGAGCCGAGACCTCGCGCTGCATCTGACCTACGACCCCGCCCACACGCCGGAGAGCGCAGAGGACGCGCTGCGCATCGTGCAGAACTATCTACGCACGCTCAAGCGGCGGTATCGCAAGATCGGGGTCGAATTCAAGTACATACTCTCCACGGAAAAGGGCGGACGCGGCGGACGCATCCACCATCATCTCATCATCTCGGGCGGGCTTGACCGCGACACGCTGGAATCGCTGTGGGGGCGCGGCTATGCCAACAGCAAGCGCCTGCAATTCAGCGACGAGGGCGTGAGCGGCCTGACGCATTACATCACGAAGGATGACGCGAGCTACAAGCGGTGGAGCGGCAGCAGAAACCTTGTCCAGCCGGAAGCGGCAACGTCAGACGGCAAGCTCACGATGGACGAAATCGAAGAACTCGCCGAGGCCGTGGAAGACGGTCTCGGCTACGAATGGTTCGAAGAACGATACCCGGACTTCGAGCTCGTGAGCTGCGAGTGCATCCGCAACAGCATGAACCGGGGCGCGTACATCCATTTCGAGATGCGGCGGCGCCGATAACAACAGCATAGAGCAAACGCAACACGACGACGCGCGCGGGGGAGCCTGGGCGCGCTGCGTGCATGCTCTCGCGCGTGCGCGTGCGAGGAAAAGCCGCAGGCCCTGATTTGACAAGGGTTTGCGGCTCTTTTTTGCCCTCAAAAAGTTGACGGTTCGAGACCTGTTGCATTTGCTACACTTTTTGAAAACAAGGCAAGCGCGCCGAGGGGAGGGGTGCGGATGGCGCGGCAGAAGAAATACACGGCGGCAACGCTGGGCAAGGCCTGCGAGCGCTATTTCGCAGCGATCACGCGGCGCGTGAAGGTCACGGAAATGGTGGACAGCGGCAAGCGCGACGACAAGGGCCATGTGATCCTCATCCCCGTGCCGGTGAAAAACACGCTGGGCGAAGAGGTCGAGGTGACGGAGTACATCATCCCGCCGAGCATGCACGAGCTGTGCGCCTTTCTTCGCATCGACCGGGCGACGTGGAGCCGGTACATGGGCAAGAGCGAGGAATTCGCGGCCGTCGGCGAGCGGGTGCGCGAGCGCATGAAGGCCTGGAACGAGCACGAGATGCTGACGCGGCCGGGCAAGGACCTGAAAGGAATCCTCTTCAACCTGACGAACAACTACGGCTACAGCGAGAAGAAAGAGGTCGAGCTGGGCGAGCGGGCGACAAAGACCGTGACGGCGGCGAGCATCCCGCTCGAGGAGCGGCAAGCGATGCTGCGCGAGCTGATGCAGGAGTTTGAGCACGATGGCGGCGACGAAGACGCGGACCTATGAGCGAGAGCTTGAGGTGGCGCTGTGGTGGCGGGACTTCCGCGCGACGAACAACGTGCACTTCCTGCCACTGCTGTTCGACCGGCACCGCTACCTCGTCCTGAAAGGCGGCGGCGGCAGCGGCAAGTCGATCTTCGCGGGGCGCAAGGTGCTCGAGCGCGTGACAAGCGAGCCGGGGCACCGCTGGCTGGTGTGCCGCAAGGTGGCGCGGACGCTGCGCGAGAGCTGCTTTGAGCAGCTGCGCGGGCAGATATCCGACTTCTACCCAGACAGCGGCGCGAAGGTCAACAAGAGTGACATGAGCATCTCGTTTGCGAACGGCAGCAAGATCCTGTTCGCGGGCCTCGACGACGTGGAAAAGCTCAAGTCGATCTACGACATCACGGGCATCTGGATCGAGGAAGCGAGCGAGCTGGAGCAGGGGGACTTCGACCAGCTGGACATCCGACTGCGCACAGACTTCCCCTATTACCTGCAAATGATCCTGACGTTCAATCCGATCAGCATCACACATTGGCTGAAAAAGCGGTTTTTCGACCGCAAGGACCCGCGCGCGACGGTGCACGAGAGCACGTATCTCGACAACCGCTTTCTGACGGCGGAGGCCATCACGACGCTCGAAGCCTTCAAAGAGACGGACGAGTACTACTACCAGGTCTATTGCCTCGGACAGTGGGGCGTGACGGGCAAGACGGTGTTCGACGCGAAGAAGGTGAGCGAGCGGCTGCTCATCGTCGAGCGGGCGAAGAAGCCGAGGCGCGGCTACTTCGAAAACGTCGTCAAGGAAGACGGCGTACACCTCGAGAGCTGGGCGTGGGTGGATGATCCGGACGGCGCGGTGACGATCTACGAAGATGCCGTCCCCGGCCGGCCGTATGTCATCGGCGGCGACACGGCGGGCGACGGCAGCGATTATTTCGTCGGGCAGGTGCTCGACAACATCACGGGCAAGCAGGTCTGCACGCTGCGCCACCAGTACGACGAGGACACGTATGCGCGGCAAATGTACTGCCTCGGCAAGTACTATAACGACGCGCTGCTCGCCATCGAGACAAACTTCTCGACATACCCGACGAAGCTGCTCGACCTGATGGGCTACCGCAACCTGTACGTGCGCGAGGTGGAGGACGACTTCACAGGCAAGATCAAGCACGCCTTCGGCTTCCAGACGAACCGGCTGACGAGACCGGTGATCCTGTCTGAGCTCATCCGCATTCTGCGCGAGAGCATGAGCACAGTAAATGACCGCGATACGCTGCTCGAGATGCTGACATTCGTGCGGCGGGAGAAAGACTTGCAGGGCGAGGCCGAGCCGGGCGCGCACGATGACTGCGTGATGGCGTTAGCGATCGCGCACTATGCGCGGCCCCAGCAGACGATGGAAATTAAGACCGCCGGCAGCGCAAAGAAAACGCGCTGGACGGCGGACATGTGGGAGGACTACAACAGCGCGAGCGAGACCGAGCGGGCAGAAATGTTGGCTCTCTGGGGCGAGCCGCGATGAGAGGGAGAAAAGACATGGAAGAAAAAGCAAAGACAAGCACGATCAGCGAGGAGCTGCGCGAGTGGCAGGCGCGCCTCAATGAGAGCGACGCCAAGTGGTCGAAAGAAGTCGAAAAAATGAACGAGCGCGAGGCGGTCTACAACGGGGACCGCACGATGCAGCCGCTCGTCCCCGGCGACACGCACCGCGACGGCACGCTGAAAAAGACAAGCCACGTGCGCAACATCACGTTTGAGAACATCGAAAGCCAGGTATCGAGCAGCATTCCGCAGCCGAAGGTGACGCCGCGGCGCAAGAAGGACGAGCACCTGGCCGACGTGATCGAGCACTTTCTGCGCAACGAGCTTGACCGGCTTCCGTTTGAGGCGCTGAACGATCTGGCCGAGCGGACGGTGCCCATTCAGGGCGGCGTGGGCTTTTTGGTCGAGTGGGACAACACGAAGCGCACGAGCACGACCGTCGGCGAGGTGAACGTGACGCTCATTCATCCGCAGCAGTTCGCGCCGCAGCCGAACGTCTACACGGGCATTGCCGACATGGATTATTTCATCGTCAAGGTGCCGACGACGAAGGGCTACGTCGAGCGCCGCTACGGCGCGCTGCTTGAAAACGAGGGTGAGAGCGAGCCGGATGTCCGCGGCGGCGACGGCTCGACGAGCAACCGAAACCTGACGCTTTACATCGGCTACAAGCTCAACGAGCGCGGCGGCATCGACCGCTACACGTGGGTGAACGACACGGAGCTCGAAAACCTCAAGGACTATCAGGCACGCAGGCAGCCGGTGTGCAAGAGCTGCGGCAAGGTAAAGCCGCTGCCGGGGCAGGAGGTAAACGGCGCGGCCTACTCAGGCGGCGCATGCCCGTGGTGCGGCGGCAAGGACTGGGAGAGCAAGACGCAGGACTTCGAAGAGCTCTATGCGCCGGTACAGCGCAGCGACGGCACGTTTATCGGCGGGATGCAGGAGACGGTGGACGAAAACGGCCTGCCGGTACAGGCGCCGGTGCGCATCCCGTATTACCGGCCGGACCGCTACCCGATCATCTTGCAGCGCAGCGTGAGCGTCTTCGGCCAGCTGCTCGGAAACAGCGACGTTGACATGATCCGCGACCAGCAGAACACGAGCAACCGCATCGAGCAGAAGATCATCGACCGACTGATGAAGGCCGGCACGCGCATCACGCTCCCAGACCGGGTGGACCTGCGCACCGATCCCGAGGACGGCGAGCGCTGGTACATCGGGAAGCCGAGCGACAAAAGCCTCATCGACGTCTACGATTTTTCGGGCAATTTGCAGTACGAGCTCACGTATCTGGCGCAGGTGTACGAAGAGGCGCGGCAGATCATCGGCATTACGGACAGCTTTCAGGGCAGGCGGGACACGACCGCAACGAGCGGCAAGGCGAAGGAATTCTCGGCCGCGCAGGCGGCGGGACGCCTTGAAAGCAAGCGCGTGATGAAGAACGCGGCCTACGCTGAGCTCTTCGAAACGATGTTCAAATTCTGGCTGGCGTACTCGGACGAGCCGCGGCCGGTGACGTATAAGGACAGCACGGGCGAGACGATGTACGAGGAGTTCAACCGCTATGACTTCCTCGAAGAGGGTGAAGACGGCGAGCTGCACTGGAACGATCAGTTCCTTTTCTCGTGCGACACGAGCGCGCCGCTGGCGAGCAACCGCGAGGCGATGTGGCAGGAGACGCGGCAGAACCTTGAGGGCAGGGCCTTCGGCGACCCGACGGACCTTGAAACGCTCATTTTGTTTTGGGCGAAGATGGAGGAGCTGCACTACCCCGGCGCGGCGCAGACGAAAAAGCACCTCGAAGAAAAGGCGCAGCGGCAGGAAGAAATGGCGGCGCAGCAGGCAGCGCAGCAGGCGGCCATGCAGGGCGATATGCCGGACGGCGGCGCTGGCGTGCCGGACGAGCTGGCCGCGGCGATCGACGCGCAGGCACAAGCCGACGCGATGAACGCCGTTCAGAACGGCGGGCAAGGCCAAATGCTTGACACAGCGCAGCAGTAAAAGGGCTAAAGGCGCGAAAGAGAGACGCGCAGAGCATAGAGCCCCACAAAGGGGACAGCGCAGGGCAACAGCGGGAAAATGCCGAATCCGAAGGAAAGGAGGACGCGGGCATGAGCGATAAGAGCGGTTACGTCGGCAGAATCAAGAACGGCGGCACGCAGGTCGTGAAAGCGCCGAACCAGCAGACCGACGCGAAGAAGGGCGTTATTCATACCGGCTCCGATTTGAGAACCGGCAAGAAGTAAGGCAAGCGGAAGCGCTTTACATGATTGCCCCCGCAAGGGGACACCGCACGCGCAAGGCGGCGGCTATTCGCAGGGCGATAGCGGGAACATGCCAGAGAGGAAGAGAACATGGGATTCACGGAAAAAGACGTCTTTGAAGCGATGGGCCTGACGGTGCCGCCTGACGAGGCAGGCACGCAGCAGGAGCCCACAGGCGCAAACGAGCCGGGCGCCGCTGCCCCGGCCGCAGAAGAGACCAACGGCACGCCGGAGGGCGGCGATACTGGAACGACGGGCGGCGAGGGCGCCGAGGGCACCGTAACCGCTCCCGAGGGCCAGGACGGCGCGGAAGGCGCAGAAGACAACAACGATGCGGAGGGCGCGAAGAAGGAGCAGACCCCCGACGAGCGCAGAGCTCATGCGGCGGCGCGGCGCAGAGCCGAGCAGCAGGCCGCTGTGGACGCGGCGCTCAAGGCGCAGAGCGAGAAGATGGCCGCGGAGTGGAAGGCCTTTTTCGAAAGTGCGGGGCTCAAGAACACGATCACGGGCGAGCCCATCGCGACGAAGGAGCAGTTTGACGAATGGTCAAAGTCCTTCAAGCAGCAGAAGCTCGAAAGCGACCTCAAGGCCGGGAAGCTGACGCAGGAATCTCTCAATGAGGCGATCAGCGAGAATCCTGTCGTCAAGCGGGCAGCGGAGATCGTGGCGGCGCATGAGCGCGAGCAGGCCGCGGCGGAGCAGGAGAAAATGCAGCGCGCCATCGACGAGCAGATCAAGAAGATCCACGCGCTCGAGCCCGAGGTGAACGGCGTGGAGGATCTTTTGAAGCTGCCGGAGAGCGAGGAATTCTACGCGCGCGTGAAGAGCGGCATGTCGTTTTACGACGCCTACCTCATCTCGACGCACGAGCGGCGCGAGAAGGCGCTGGCCGAGGCGGCGAGAGCGCAGGCCTTGACGGGTCAGAGGGGCAAGGACCACCTGACCGGCGCGGCGGCATCCCGCGGCGCGGGCGGCAAGGTCGTGACGAGCGAGGAGCTGGCGAGCTTCCGCATCTTCAATCCCACGGCGACGGACGAGGAGATCCGCACGTGGATCGAGAAGAACAGAAATTAACAAGACAAGGAGGAACGCAATGTTTATTCCCATCAAATCGACGGACGGGGCAATGACCCCGTTTGAGTACATCGAAGCGGCGGCGGGCACGTATCAGGTCGGCCAGCTGCTGAACGTATCGGACGGCAAGCTGGCGGCAATCTCTGCCGACCAGGCGACCACGCCGCCCTATGTGTGCATGCAGAGCGGCACGGTGGCCGCGGGCGAGCCGCTGGCGGTGACGCGCGTGCAGGGCAAGTACACCTTTGAAACCGAGCTCGCGGCGGCCGCAGCGGCCGTGAAGGTCGGCACCAAGATTCAGGTGGCGAGCGGCGGTCTCAAGGCAAAGTACGTCACGGGCGCATCGGATGCGGCGGCGCCCGGCACGTTCGAGGTCGTGAGCCTTGAGGGCACGGCAGCGGGCAGCATGATCCGCGGCCGCTTTGTCTAAGGAAAACGGAAGAGAGGAGAGAAAGTAAGCAATGAAAATCATTTTTTCGGAATCGAGCAACCTGAACAACAGCATTTATGGCAACTGCCAGGCGCCGATCAAGATGTTCCTTGAAAAGCGCGGCGAGGAATTTGAGCAGAACAGCGTGCTCAAGAACCTGTTCCTGATGGGTTCTTCCAAGAACTACGGCGACGTGATGACCACGCTGACGGCCATGAGCGGCTTTGAGCCCGTGGGCGAGAACGGCGCTTATCCGCTGGACGGCATGCAGGAGGGCTACCAGAAGTTCCTCAAGTACCAGACGTGGAAGGATTCTTTCAGCGTGTCCAAGGAGATGATCGAGGACGGCAAGCTGCTCGACATGCGCAAGCAGCCTGCGGCCTTTATGACCTCTTACAAGCGCACGCGCGAGCTCTTCGGCGCGGCGCTGTACGGCGCGGCCATGATGGGCAACGGCAGCGTGACCTTTAAGGGCGTCAAGTTCGACCTGACGGGCGCGGACGGCAGCAACCTGTTCGCCAAGGAGCACGTGCCCAAGGTGAGCGGCGACAAGCAGTGCAACTGCTTCAAGGATGCGTTCAGCGTGGACACGCTGGGCAAGCTCGAGACCAAGATGCACCTGTTCCGCGGCGACAACGACGAGATCCTTGACGTGGCCCCTGACACGATCCTCATCCCCGAGAACGCCGACCTCAAGAAGGCGGTATTCGCGGCCATCGGCGCGGACAAGGACCCCGTGAGCGCGAACAACGCCTTCAACTATCAGTACGGCCGCTGGAACGTCATCGTGTGGCCGTATCTGAACCACTACATCACAAACGGCGTTTCCCCGTGGGTGCTGCTGGACAGCAAGTACAACGAGACCTACGGCGGCGCGGTGTGGAATGACCGCATCCAGCTTGAGGCGCGCTCCACCATCGACGAGAACACCGACGCGAACGTCTGGCGCGGCCGCAGCCGCTTCAACGCGTGCTTCAACGACTGGCGCTTTGCCGCCATCGGCGGTATCGCGGCGGGCAACTCGCTCTAAGGCAATAACCCCAAGGCGGGCGTGGGACAAGACCCGCGCCCGCCTTTATCCATCATTGAGAGAGGAGAGAAGAACATGACGCCGAGAAAAGCGATGCAGCACGCCGACACGGCGAAGCCGAACGCCTTTCCCGAAGAGGAAAAATTCGAATGGCTCAAGGCGCTTGAGGGCAGAATCGCGGCGGACGTGCTGCTGGCGACGCCGGAAGAGCTCGAGCAGATCATGGCGACCGGCTATCCGGACGGCATGGACGAAGAGCTGCTGGTGAAGGCCCCGCACGATGAGCTGTACGTGCTGTACCTCAAGGCGAAGATCGATGCGGAGAACGGCGAGTACAGCCGCTATGCCGATTCGAGCCAGCTCTATAACGAGGCTTACGGCAACTTCGCCCGCTACTGGGGCAGGACGCATGAACCGGCGCAGGGCTATGAAAGGGGGTACGAGATCGTATGAGAGAGATCGAAGTGCGAGAGCTGCCGTATCTGCCGCTGGGCCATCAGGGCGAGAACAAGGCGCAGAGGATCGTCTGGCGCGGCCTTGCGGACAGCTGGGCGCGGCTGTACGGCGAGGGCGTCTTTACGCTGACGGTGCTGCGTGAGGGTGACAGCGCGCCGTATCCCGCGAGCATTAAGAGCGAGAACGGCGACGCGATCTGGACGCTGAGCAACGCCGACACCGCAAAGGCGGGCGAGGGCATGGCCGAGCTCACCTACACCGTGGGCGGCGCGATCGCCAAGAGCCGGACGTGGCGCACGGTGGTTGAGCCGTCGCTGAGCGCAAACGGCACGACCAAACCGCCTCCGGCCTACCAAAGCTGGGTCGATGAGGTTTTGCAGGCGGCGGCGGATGCGGAGACGGCGGTTTCCAAGATGCCATACGTCGACGAGGCCACGGGCAACTGGTTCAAGTGGGACGCCACGGCGGGCGCTTTTGCCGACACGGGCGTTGCCGCGACCGGTCCGCAGGGTGAAGTCGGCCCCAAGGGAGATACCGGCGAGCAGGGGCCCAAGGGCGACACAGGCGCAACCGGCCCCAAAGGAGACACGGGTGATCCCGGCGAGACTGGCCCGCAAGGCCCTGCCGGGGCGGATGGAGCCAAGGGCGCAGACGGCGCCGCCGGTAAGGACGGCGTGACGTTCACGCCGAGCATGAGCGACGACGGCGACCTGTCGTGGACGAACGACGGCGGCAAGGCGAATCCGCAGACCGTGAACCTCAAGGGCCCGAAGGGCGACAAGGGCGATGCCTTTACCTATTCCGACTTTACGGCGGCACAGCTTGCCGCGCTGAAAGGCGACAAGGGAGATACCGGCCCAGAAGGTCCAAGGGGGCTGCAGGGCGAGACTGGTCCGCAAGGTGAAACCGGTCCGCAAGGCCTGACGGGTCCCCAAGGCAAGACGGGTCCGCAAGGAGAGACGGGTCCGCAAGGCGAGACGGGCCCCGTAGGCCCCAAGGGGGAGACCGGCAGCGGCTTCAAGGTGCTGGGCTACTACGGCACGAAGGCTGCGCTGGACGCCGCGCAGAAAGCGACCGCAGCGGCGGGCGATGCCTACGGCGTGGGCACGGCGGAGCCCTATGACATCTACATTTTCGACGGTATTACCGGCGAGTTCATCAACAACGGCCCCTTGCAGGGCGCGAAAGGTGACACGGGCGAGCGCGGCCCGCAGGGCATTCAGGGCCCGAAGGGAGACCCCGGCAAGGACGGTGCCAAGGGTGCGGACGGCCTGCCCGGGAAAGACGGCGCAGACGGCGCGCCGGGGAAGGACGGGACGAACGGGCGCGACGGCGTGACGTTTACGCCCGCGATAAACGCGGCGGGAGACCTCTCGTGGTCGAACGACGGCGGCAAGGCGAATCCTGAGACCGTGAATCTCAAAGGCCCGAAGGGTGACACGGGCACACGGGGGCCTGCCGGCACTGACGGCGCGAAGGGAGATACCGGACCAGAGGGGCCAAGGGGTCCGCAGGGGGAACAGGGCCCGCAGGGCAAAACTGGTCCGCAAGGTGAAACCGGCCCGCAAGGCCTGACGGGCCCGCAGGGCCCTGCCGGTGCGGACGGCGCGAAAGGTGCGACCTTTACCCCTGCTGTGTCCGCGGCGGGAGACCTGAGTTGGACGAACGACGGCGGGCTTGCGAATCCCGCGACGGTCAACATCAAAGGCCCCAAGGGAGACCAGGGCGAGCGGGGCGAGAAAGGCGATACCGGTGCGACCGGCCCGCAGGGCCCCGCAGGCCCCGTGAACGTGCCCTCCACCACCTCTCTCATCAAGGGCAACGGCTCGGGCGGGCTGGTGGCGGCAACGCGCGGCAGCGACTATATCGCAAGCGGCAACATCACCAAGCAGACGCTGGTTGCATCGGAGACCACGCCCACCGAGAACTACGCTATCAACTGGTACTTTCAATAAGGAGGCGCTGAGATGGCAAGTGCAAAACTCGGCACCAAAGCCGTCGGCAGTATCGTCAAACTGAACGTCAACGGTGCAGCGAAAGAGTTTATCGTCGTCCATCAGGGCAAACCGAGTTCTCTGTACGACGAATCCTGCGACGGCACTTGGTTGCTGATGAAGGACATCTTCGAGGCCACACGATGGCACAGCTCGGATGTGAACAATCTGGAGAACAGCACCATCCACAGCATACTGAACAGCACGCTCTTGAACGCGTTTGAGAGCAACATCAGGGACGCAATCAAGCAGGTGAAGATTCCGTATCGCAAGAACGGCGGTTCCAGTGGCTCGGATCAGAGTGGTGCTAACGGCTTGCTCTGCAAGATTTTCCTGCTGTCCGGCTACGAGATTGGCTTCACGACCAGCGATAACCCCTACTTCCCGCAAGATGGTGCGAAGCTGTCCTACTTTGAATCTGGAACCGACACGTCCGCCAACAACAAGCGTATTGCGAAACTGAACGGCTCGGCCGACGACTGGGGGCTCCGTTCACCGTTCACCTACAGCACCAGCTTGGTGTGGCTCGTCAACTACGACGGCGTCGGCGAGACCGGCAAAGCATCCAACTCAACTGGCATCCGCCCCGCGCTCATTCTTCCGCCCGACATGGAAGTCGACAGCTCCGGCAATGTCACGCCACCCCCTCCCGCTACACACAAGACCCTCGTCAATGGCACAGCCTATGAAATTAAGGGTGGGAAGTGCCTCGTCAACGGCACGGTGTACAATATCCTCAAGGGCAGGACGCTTATCGGCGGGACGGGGTATGACATCAACTTTGAGCCGGATGTGAGCTTGACGTGGTACTTCAACGAAACCATTGATATAACGTCGCAGCCAGACAACTTCTGGGGGTATAGTAGCGGGATTGCTGTCAGCTTTGTGTCTGGCTATTATGGCTTTACCTACGACCATCTTATCCGAGGCTACGACGACACTTACGGTGTAAGAACTTTAATCTACTATAGAAAGATTACCGAGACCAGGGAACTCGCCTACCGAAACGGCTGGCAGGGGGAGGTATACCGCACCATCACTTTTGATGAATTACCCACCGGTGATCTCTTGACGTGGCTGCAAGCCAACGCCACGCCGCAATAAGAAAGGAGCAGCACATGAGTATCTACGTAAAAGTCAACAACACGGAATATCCCGCTACGGTCAACGGCAACCTTGTTGACCGCAACTGGAACGGCCGTGATACCAAAACCATCTATCTGACCATGTCCTACGACGCCGTGGCGGCACTGCTGCCCGACAACACACCGTGGAGCATTGTGCAGCGCGACACCGCCCCCAAGTACGACGAGCAGGGCCAGCCCACGGGCGAGACCAAAGAGGTCGTCAACGAGTGCGACAACAGTGAGTACAGCCTGAGCGGGGCCATCACTGACCACCGCGATGGCACGGTGTCTATCAAGATGGGCAAGCCCACGGAGGCGGAGACCGCCGTCGGCGCGGTGGTCGCCCTCACGGGCGAGGTCGTGACCATGGCGCGCGCCGCAGAACTGCGCCCGGTCATCGAGCAGGCCAGCGCGTCGCTCTCTGACGGCGAGGCGGCGAAGTCGCCCGAGCTGTTCCCGCGCTGGGCGGATCACATCGGCGAGACCGTCAAGCCCGGCGACCGCCGCAGCGATACGGACGAAAGCGGCGTACTGCACGTCTACCGCGTCAACAAAGGTCAGGGCCACACCACGCAAGAGAACTGGCCGCCGCACTCCACCCCTGCCATGTGGACGATCATCAACGTCGACCACGCGGGCACGCAGGATGACCCGATTTCGGCCGCTCGTGGTATGGAGTACACCTATGGTCTTTATTACAAAGACCCCGAGGACACTAAGCTGTACCTCTGCGAGCGTATTGGTGAGCAGTCCGGTAACAAAATCACTCTCCAGTATCTGCCGCACGAGCTGGTTGGACAGTATTTTAAGGAGGCGACGGTATGACGGCGGCGTTGATTTCCGCCGCAGCGGCGGTGGTGGTGGCACTTATCGAGGCTATCGCCGCCCGAGACCGTCGGCGCGACAAGAAGGAGCGCGAGAAAGCCGCCGAGCAACAGAAGATGCAGGAGCATCTGATGCTCAAGCTCATCGAGGGCAGCTGGGCTGCCATTGCGCTGGGCGAGGCGACGGCGAAGGCGATGCAGCGTATTCCGGACGCGCACTGTAACGGGGACATGCACGCCGCACTGGACTACGCCGCCGAAGTGAAGCACAAGCAAAAAGAATTTTTGGCCGAGCGGGGAATTCACTCCATCCTCGATAACGGGGCGGCGGCATGAAAGCGCTGAAAGCCCGCTGGGACAAGATGAAAAAGCGGGACAAGTACATATCCATCGCCATTTTCAGCCTGACGTGGTACACCGTGGCGTCGCTTATCATGACGGCGCTCGGCGTGCCGCCGCCGGATGTGCTGACGGAACGATGGTTCAAGGCGTGGACGACGGAGCTCGTCGTGGTGGCGGGCATCAAGATTTTCAGAAAGGACGATACGGCTTTATGAATGAATTACTGAACAAAAGAATTGCGAACCTTCTCAGCGTGAAGAGCCTTGTGACGATCGCGCTGACGGCGACCTTCTGCATCCTGACGGTGCGCGGCGCAGTCACGCAGGAGTTTAACACCGTGTACCTCATGGTGATCGCGTTCTACTTCGGCACACAGAACGCCGCGGGCAGCGCGAAGGGAGAGTGAGCGGTGTGAATATCCGCAAATACCCGGCAAACGCGGGGAACGTCGGCGGCACGCGCACGGCGAGCGTCATCCGCTACATCGCGATCCACTACACCGGCAACGACGGCGACACGGCGCTGAACAACGCCAAATACTACGCATCGAACGTGGTGAAGACGAGCGCGCACTACTTCGTGGACGAGAAAGAGGTCATCCAGAGCGTGGACGACCTGCGCATCGCGTGGGCGGTGGGCGGGAAGAAGTACCCGAGCTGCGCGCAGACCGGCGGCGGGACGATGTACGGCAAGTGCAAGAACGCCAACAGCATCAGCATTGAGCTGTGTGACGCGGTCAAGAACGGCGTATACGCGCCGGGCGCGAAGACCGTCGCGCAGGCACTTGAGCTGACGAAAGCTCTGATGAAGAAGTACAACATCCCCGCGAGCAATGTCATCCGCCATTTCGACGTGACGGGCAAGCTGTGCCCCGCGTACTGGTCCGGCAAGGAGAACGCGGGCAAGTGGGAAAAGGAATTCCACGGAAAGCTGACGGCGCCCGATTACCGCGCGCAGCTTCAGAAGCGCGCGGGGTTGACGGACGGCACGATGGATTACCTCTCGGCGTATCAGTACGGCGACGACCTGATCCGCAAGCTCGCGACGATGAAGTGAAGCGCGGGGCGGGAGGGCGCGCAGCTCTCCCGCCCGAAGAGAAAGGAGGGGAGGAAGTATGCCTTCCAACTGGCTATACATCGACACGAATTTTCCGTCGTTCACGCAGAAGGAGAGCGCGAGCGACAAGATCGAGACGATGCAGGACTACCTCTTCATGCTCGTCGAGCAGCTGCGCTACACGCTGCACAATTTAGATCTTTCCAACATGAACAAGACGGCGGCGGACGAGTTCGTCAAGCAGATCACCGATCCCATCTACGGCGAGATCAAGGACGCGGAGGGGAACATCACGCAGGTCGCGCTCGTGGCCGAGGGGCTGGCGGCGCGCATCGGCGACGCCGAGGGGAACATCACGCAGCTGCAAGCGACGGCGCAGGGCCTTTCGGCGAGCATTTCGAACCTGAACGGCAGCGTGACAAACCTGACGGCGGACGTGAACGGCATCCGCGCGACGGTGAGAGGCAAGATCGACGGCAACGATGCGCAGACGCTTATCGACCAGAACTTGAAAAAAATCACGCTGGCGGCGACGAGTGGTTCGAGCGGCACGACTTTCACGCTGAGCAAGGACGGCGCGCAGATCGCGAGCACAGGAACGGTCGATCTGCACGTCAAGGCAGTCAACATCGACGGCACGCTGACAGCGGGCGCGCTGCGCGGCGGGAGCGTGAGCCTGCTGGCCGGAGATACCCCTGTCGGCAGCATGGATCTTGCCTACACGGGCACGGGGCAGGTCGGCGTCGGTCTGACGGCGACCTATGGTGGCATGAAGATGCACGCAGCGGGAAATATCTTTCTTGAATCCGAGCTGGGGCCGTTTGCATTGATCGGAAAAGACGATGCCAGCGACTACCCTGTCGTCTCGCTCGGCGGCGGCTATCTGGTGCTGAGCGGCAACTACACGTTCGGCGCTTCGCCGCCGGGCCACGCGCCGTATGGCACGGTGTTTTTCATCGAGGAGTAAGGCATGGCGAGCTTTTATTGTACGCTATCACCGGTCGACGGAGACGGGACACAGCTCAACGTGTACGCCAAGTTTACGGGCGGCTCGGATGATTACACCTTTAAGCGGCTCATCGACGTGCGCATCACCGGCGTCGGAACATTTGAGTTCAATTCCACGGCAGTCGGCGGCGGGGAGAGCACATTCGTCGGCACGATCACGGGGCTATCGCCGGGGACGACATACGAGTGGGTGTGCAACCTCTATTATTGGGGCGGCGACTGGATCGTATCGGATTACTCCGACGAGGGTACCGCCACAACGTACAGCGGCGGCGGTGGCGGCGGCGGAAGCGGCGCGAAGGCGGTCATCAATGTCGGGACGTATGTCCATCCGAACTGGAAGAGATACCGCGCGATCGTCAACATCGGGACGTATTACAACACAAATTGGCTATCGGTTCGACCGGTCAACAATTACGGGAGCTATTCGCAACCCAATTGGAGGTAAAGAGCATGAATGAAAAAATTAAGCAGGAAGCGGCGCACGCGATGCGCCTGATCGGCATTTTGAACGTCAACGGCGATGCCGTCGATGTGGTGGCAGCGGTGCGCCAGTCGCTTCGCAATATTGTGACGATCTGCGATGCGGCAGAAGAGCCGACGCAGGGCAACGCGCAGGACAAGCAGGCGGCAGAGCCGAAAAAGGCCGGTGAGGCCAAATGAAGCTGCCGGAGGTCCCGTACGCCGACGGCATCGGCAAGCGCGGGCAGCTGCAATTCTACGGCCTTGACCACAACCTGGGTGCAGGGGACGGCGGGCTGTGGGACATGCAAAACCTGACGAGCGACTATTATCCTGTGCTTTCGACGCGCGCAAAGCGCAAAATTTACAAGAATCTTGTAAATCCGGGTGGGCTTTTCGCGTGGGATGCGCTCGCGTGGGTGGAGGGCACAGCCTTCTACTACGGCGGCGTGAAAAAAGGCGACGTGACGGCGGGCGAGAAGCGATTTGCCGCCATCGGCGCCTATATCATCATCCTGCCGGACAAGAAGTGCTACAACACGGTATCGGGTGAGTTCGGCAGCCTTGAGAGCACGTGGAGCGGCAATAGCCTGACGTTCACGAACGGCAAGCTCTACGAAGAGGCCGCGGAGGCGAACACCATTCAGTGCAGCGGTGTCGCATGGAGCGACTACTTCAAGGCAGGCGACGCGGTGACGATTGCGGGCTGCACGAAGCACACGGAGAACAACAAAACGCCGGTGATCCGCGAGATCGACGGCGACAAGATGTATTTCTACGAAAACGTCTTCAAGCTGGATGGTGACAACGGCACGACAGAGTACACGGAGACGGGAAACTTGACGGTTCGGCGCACGGTGCCGGACTTAGAATACCTGTGTGAGAACGAAAACCGGCTGTGGGGCTGCGACGGCCGGACGATCTACGCAAGCAAGCTCGGCGATCCCTTCAACTGGAACGTGTTCGAGGGCCTTGAGACCGACAGCTACGCCGTGGACACGGGCAGCGCGGGTGACTTCACGGGGTGCGTGAGCTTCCTCGGCTATCCGGTGTTCTTCAAGGAGGACCACATCTACAAGGTGTACGGCAGTATTCCGTCCAACTTTGAGGTGATGGGCTCGGCCACGCTGGGCGTTGCCAAGGGCAGCGGCGGGAGCCTCGCCATCGCGGGCGAGCGGCTGCTGTACCTCTCCAATTCCGGCGTGATGATCTACTCGGGCGGCATCCCGCAAAGCCTGCACGACGCCTTCGGCATGACGAGGCTGCGCGGCGGGCGTGCAGGGAGCGACGGCCTCAAGTATTATCTGAGCGCGCAGGACGAGAGCGGGGAGTGGAAGCTCTACGTCTACGACACGCGCAAGGGCATGTGGCACATCGAGGACAAGACGCACGCGACGCACTTCTGCCGTCATCAGGGGAATACCTACTTTCTGACGGCGGAGGGCGAGATCGCGCTGACGGGCAACATCCTCGACGCGCCGGAGGGCTGCACGGACGAGGATGACTTCACGTGGTTCGCCGAGACGGGCGACTTCACGGAAAAGGGCTCGAGCCAAAGTACGAGCTACGACGGCGTGAAGAAGAGCATCGCCAAGCTGTGGGTGCGCATCGAGGTCGCGGCGGGGGCCGAAGCAAAGGTGCTGATGCAGTTTGATTCCGACGGGAAGTGGGTGCAGGCCGGGCAAACGCTGAAACCGGAGCGAAAGCGCAGCTATTACCTGCCCATCGTGCCGCGGCGCGCGGACCATTACCGCATCCGCATCGAGGGCAAGGGCGAGTGCCGCGTCTATTCGATGAACCGCGAGTATTACGCGGGCAGCGAGCTCAAGAGCACGCGCGGACCACAGTAAAATTCAAGCAGAGAGGAGAAGAAAATGGCGTATACATACGATGACTTTCAAAAGGCGGCGAGCGGCAGCAATGTGAATTTTTCGCAGTACGATCTCGACCTTGCGAAAAAGTACCCCGAGTTCGGCATGAGCGTGCTCGACCTCAAGAAGCAGTACGCGGGCGCGGCGACGGCGGAGCAGCGCGCGCTCATCAACGCCAAGGCAAACCAGCTGCGCAGCAGCTACGGCAACTACACTGCCGGTGCGGATGGCAGCCAGTACGTGAGCGACGGCAAGTACGCGCCGAAGATCGACGAGACGCTCGACAAGATCGGCTCGTTCAAGCCGTTTACATACGGCAGCGCGCCAAGCTACGAAAACCGCTTCCAGCAGAAGCAGCAGGAGCTTTTGGACGCGGCGCTCAAGCGAGATCCGTTCTCGTGGAGCAAGGAGACGGATCCGCAGTACAGCAGCTACAAAAAGACGTACCTGCGCGAGGGCGAGCGGGCGACGGCGGACGCACTGGCGAAAGCAAGCGCCGCGAGCGGCGGGCGGCCGAGCTCGTTCGCCGTGAACGCGGCGACGCAGGCGGGCGACTACTACGCGACGAAGCTCTCCGACGTGATCCCGACGCTCTATCAGCAGGCATACGAGCGGTATCTCAAGGACTACCAGATGAAGCTCAGCGACCTTGAGGCCGTGAACAATCAGGAACAGTTGGACTACGCGAAGTATCTCGACCGGCTGAACCAGTTCAACACCGACAGGAACTTCGACTACAACAACTACCTCGGCGAGTACGGCCGCTTGCAGGACTACCTCGGCGGTTTGCAGGGGCAGGACAACACGGAGTACAACCGCTATCTCGGTGTGCTGGATGCGATCAAGGAAAAGCAGCAGCAGGACCAGGAGCTCAGCCGGTCGCAGGTCGACGCGATGCTGCAAGTAGGCGTTTCGCCGAGCGCGGGGCTCATCGGCAAGAGTGGGTACGAGAGCGAGTACGTCAAGGCGCTCGAGAACTACTACAAGCAGCAGGCGGCGCAGGCCGCGGCGAAGACGAGCGGCAGAAGCGGCAGGACCACGAGGCGGTCCGGCGGGACGAGCGGCGGAAATACGACCGACGGCAACGAAAGCGGGCTCGACTATCAGGGCCTTTTCGAGGCGGCGAAAAAGAGCGGCAATCCCAAGAGCTGGCTCGCGCAGAAGGCAAACTATCAGAAATTCGGCTTCACCTCGTCGAGCGGGCTGTATTCGGACTATGAGACGTGGTTGGAAAACGGCGGCGTGTCGAACAGCCGTAAGACGATGGCACAGGGGCCGTTCATTGCGCTGCTGTCTGGCTTCAACACGTCGCTCAAGAACGGCGAGGGCGAGCGAATCCTTTCGACGCTCGACAAGACCTGGCCGATGATGACGAGCGAGCAGAAAGCAGAAATGCAGGTATTGCTCAAGCAGTATGGTTATTCCTACGAGGAGGGCTAAATGGGACGACTTGTTAAGACAACGCCTGCGGCACAGGAGCAGCAGGAAGAAAAGCGCACGGTGGTCGGCACCGGCGCGCACGGTCGGCTTGTAAAAACAGGGGATGTGCAGCGCACATCCCCTGCGGCGAATACGGCGAAGACGCCGACAGCGCAGAGCGTTTATCAAAAAGCACTGGACGAAGCGATGATGAAACGCGCGGCGGCGGATCAGAAAAACAAAGAGCGCGGCCGCAAGAGCTACAATCGCACACACGCGCAGGAGGTGCGCGAGATCACCGGTGACAAGACGAAAAAGAGCATTACGCCGATCATCAAGAGCGCGGCGGCGGGCTATGCGGCGGATATGGTCGGCGCGGCGGACACGCTGCTGCGCGCGCCGAGCGGACTGAACTACGCAGCGAGCCAGGAACGCGGAGAGATCGAAGCCTCAAAAAAGAACATCGCCGCCTATACCGAAAGGCTTAAGGCGGCGAAGACCGAGGAGGAGCGCCAGCAGTGGCAGACACTTATCGACCGCAACAAGCGCCTCATCGAGATCAACAGCAAGGCCGCGGGCGAGCGGGTGAAAAACTATCAGGACGTGACGAAGGGTGCGCAGGAGACGCTGCAAGGCACCTATCAGAAGTTGCGCAAGACCGCATCCGACAACATGGAAAAGGCGAACGAAGGGCTCACGCCGGTCGGCAAGTACCTCAATAACGTCGGCGCGGCAGGCGCGCAGATGGTCGCCGACGCGACGCTCGGCGGCGGCAGCGCGCTCGGCCCGATGTTCCTGCGCGTATTCGGCGGAAACTCGCAGGAGGCGGCGGAGGCGGCGGACAAGCCAGGCATGAGCGCGGCGGAACAGCTGGACGCGCAGAACCGGGCGTTGCTGTACGGCATGGCGAGCGGCGCGGTGAGCATTGCGACGGAAAAGATCAGCAACGTCGCAGCGCCGTTCAAGAAAGCGTTCGGCGGCGGCTTCCTCGACAAGGCAATCGACGGAGCGATCGCCAAGATGAACGGGAATGCGGCGGGACGGCTCGCCCTGTCGTTCCTGTCTGAGGGCGGCGAGGAGGTTATCGAAGACATCGTACAGCCTGCCTTGCAGACGATTTACAACGGTAAGAGCGCCGGACAGAATTACAGCGAGCTTGATGCGGCGGAGATCCTGAACGACTTTCTTGTCGGCGGCACGCTGGGCCTGCTGGGCAGCGGCGTAGAGGGTATTCAGCGAAGAAGCGCGCAAATCGAGACTGAGCGCGCCGCGGCGGAGACGACGGAGGCCACACCGTCGCCGGAAGAGACCGCACCAACAGCGCAGCGGCCGGCGCAGCAGCAGAACACCATGCCCGCACAGCCTGCGGTGACGCCTGAGAGCGCGCAGGGCATGGGCGAGGGTAATTTGACGCCCACACAGCCAAACGCCGCACAGGGCGCGGCAGAGGGCAAAGCGGACGCGCTGGACGCGGGCAAGCGCGTCAATCTTCTTGAGTACAGCAACGAGCAGAACGCGCAGAAGGTTGAAGACGGACTGAAAGACGGCACACTGGCCGTGGACGCGAAAGAGAACATCTATCGCGTGAACGAGGATCAGCACATTGACCGGCGCGACAGCGCGAGCGTGGGCGAGCGGAGCGTGAACGCCTTCCAGTTCGACCACCCCGAGCTGCACAGCTATTACGCAGACGCGGCGGCGGTCTTGCAGGAGGAGATGAGCTTCGCCCAGAAAGGCGGCGAGCTCATCCGCCGGACGAGCCGTGAGGCGGGCGACGACGAATACATCCGCACCAAGCGCGGCGTGAGCGAGCGCATCGCGCGGCTGCTGGATGACGAGGGCGTGCGCTACGACGACATCGACCGCTCGCTTAGTGCGATCATCCACAACCACGGGCAGGAAAACTTCGCGGCGGCGAAGCGCGTGGAGCTGCTGCTGGACGACATGCTGACAAACGGCTATACGGATATCCACGGGCAGCACATTGCGCCGAACGAAGAATACATTGCAGCAAAGAAAGCCATCCCCGGCGCAGACATGAGCGAGCGGACACACGAAGAGCTCCCGATCTATGACATGCCGGAGGGGCGGAACGGAGGAATTGACAATGCAGGACAAGAAACACGGAACGATGCCGCGGGGGCTGAGCTTGCCGACGCTGCCGAAAGAAGCACACCAGGCGAGGTCAACGCAGCGCGTGCACTATCTGATGGAGCTGCCGAACGGGGAGAGCGCCGGGGTAACGGAAGAGAATCTGAGCGCATTCCTCGAGAAGTACGGAACGTCGGCGGAGAAGACGGAAACGCGCTGACGGTACAACAGCGGCTTACGGTATCCGGTATCTCACAATTCATCAGCCCGCGGGAGGCCAACGTGCCGAACGGCGCAAGCAGCGATAACACCGTCACCATCTTTGACGAGGCGGACTGGGACCAGGAACTTATCGGCGCGGCGGACTGGGCAAAGTCCAAGGGCGTGAAAAAGGTGACGGCGCTGCTGGGCGTCATCAAGGTTGAAAAGGACGGGAAAACCGGCAGAATTTTCGGCGCGTTCAACGCCGACACGGGCGAAATTTTCGTCAATGCCGGTTCAGTGCAGCGCAGCGTGAGCGAGACGATCGAGCATGAAACGGCGCATTATCTGGCCGAAGTGGCGAGGCGCGAGAACGTCAAGACGTTTATGCGCGACGTTCAGAGCCGGTACAGCAGCGAAGAGTGGGGCAAGGTGTACGATGCCTACTTTGACCGCTATGCAGCGCTGACGGGCGACTACGCGGGAATGAGCGAGAGCGATATCGAGCTCTATGTGTGGGAAGAGATCATGGGCGACGCCTATGCCGAGATCGACCAGTATGACGAAAAGGCGAGCCGATTCAACCGAGAGGCCGAAAGCGCGCTGTCGCAGAGCGGACAGGAAAGTGAAAGTGCCTTACATGGCGAACGCGCGCTGGGCGCGGTGGAACAAGGCCGCGAGACCGCGGCGGCGACGGAACGCAGGAGAGGACCGCCTGAGAAATACAGCGTCCAACGCACGCAGGATATCCCGTATCAAGAGCAGATTGACGCATTCTACGAGGGCGATTTGAAAACCGTTGGCAGAAGCGACGATATTTATGTAACAGGCGCCGACGGCTCACCGGATGCGCTCGGGCTCGGCGGCAAGCCATTCTTCATGCTCAAGCGCAATTTGCAGAAGATCACCAGAAAAGAGGGTGCGAACAAGAACTATTCCGCCCACGGGATTGGGGAAGATATCATTCGCGACCTGCCGGATATGCTGAAAGATCCTGCAATGATTATTGTCGAGGGCGACCGCATTTCGGTCATTCCCGGGCGCACAGTCGATACAGCGCGCGAAAAAGCCGCCCCGCTCTTGATCGGGGTCAACCCGAACGGAAGCGTGGACGGCAGAAGCGCGTATGAAATTAAAACCATGTATGGCAGAGAGGGCTTTGCGGACTGGATAGGCCTGCGCGCGAAGGACAGCAAAATCATTGCCGGAAACAAAAATAAGGCCACAGCGTTACTCCGCAATGTCGGTATTAAAATTACCGAGCCGGTGGCATACGCTGCTGACCTTACGAGCGCGATTTTATCACAGAGCCAGGGCGATGTCAAGTCGCCGACGTTGGGCGACGAGATCCACAGGCAGATCATGGGCGAAGAAAACGAGCCAAGCCAAATGCCGCCTGGCAACCGAGTATTAAAGTCCTCGGAGCTGCAAGCAAAGGTTAAGCTCGATGACAGCAGTGTATCAGACGGCGGCGGGAACGTCAAGCCGAAGACGCGGTTTTCGCTGGATGAGCCGGTCGAGGAGACGAAGACGCTCGTCGCCATGCACAACATGACCGAGGAGAAGCTGCGCCGCACGCTGGACATCGGCGCATGGCCCGCGCCCTCTATTGCCATTGTCAAGGCGAAAGACGGGCACACCAACTATGGCGAGTATTCCGCCGTCTTTCCGCGCGAGACCATCGACCCGCAGAGAAGCAGCAAGAACAAGGTCTACGGAGGGGACGCCTGGACGCCGACGCGCAGCAACGCGCGCGTGGAATACGAGGTCGACCAGAGCAAGGCGAGAGCGCTCGAGCGCGAGATCGACAGACTGTCGAGCGAGTTCGCGGGCGGCGCGTTCCAAAATAGCAGCGTTATCGGAGCGGCGGGCGTGAACGAAGAAACCGAATTGAGCCTTGATGACATCGCCGAACGTCTCGCGAAATACCCGGCCGTGCAGGCTGCATACTTACAGAGCAAGGGCGAATCGCTCGAACCCGTCTACAAGGAAAAGAAGTTCGACAGCCTGGGCAACGACGTGTTGCGCCAGTATATCGACCGCGTGGGCATGCAGGAAGTGGCACGGCTTTACGCGGAGATGGAGACGGGCGGCAGGCTCGACGAAAGCGCACTGAACGCTGCGCGTGAGGTCATCGTGGACGACTGGGCAAAGCGGAACGCGCGGCTGCTTGAGCGGAGAGCGGAGAACCGGGACAAGCTCATCGCCGTGCAGAAAAACAGGCTGGAAGACTGGCGCATTGAAAAATTTATCCGAAACGCCGAGGCGTATATCGAGCAGAACGGTACGAGCGGCGACGAGGTCGACAAAGAGGCCACGTCGGCAAAGATGTACAGCATGATCGCGGCGGGCGGAAGCTGGGGCGACGCAGAAAAGACCGTGCAGCAGTGGGTGAGACCGCGGCTGGACGGGATGCTCGGGAAGCCGGGTATCTACAACGGAAAAGACCCGTACACGGAAAACGGCAGAAAGCCGTTCAAGGAGACGCACTGGGACTATACGGCGGAAAATATTGTGCGCGCGATGAACAATGCGAGTGACCGCGGCGAGGGCATGTGGGGTCTGACCGGCGGGACGCTCACCGCAACGTCGGCACCGCAGTATGACAGCGTCGATGCGATCCACGCGGACGAAGAGAGACTGCGCGCAGAGAGCGATGACGTACATGAAAAGCGGCTGCGCGACCTCGACATCGAGATCGACCGCGTCGTGGACGATCTGCTGCGAAGCACAAAGGCACACAGCGACAGCGAGTACGAGGAGCGGCACATCCTGGAAGATGTGCTTGCGGAAGCTGCGAAGGGTGAGCATTCTCCGGCGGCGATCAAGCGGTCGTTTGCAAAGGACGGCTATGCCATCAAAGACGGGAATGCGAGGTCGATCATGCGGCTATTCGACATTGCCGCGAAGATCCCGGTCGGCTACTTCGAGGCCAAGCCGCAGCGCGTCGTCGGCTTCGATGAAGCGCTTGCTGTTGTCGCGCCGGATGATGCGCCGGGCGACCTCTTGAGCGAGATGCGCGATGCGGGCATGAACGTCGTGGAGTACCGCGCGGGAGACGACGCAGACCGCCTTGATAAGATCAACAGCATCAAGAACGTGCGTTTCTCGGCGGGGGATGAAGACGGCGAGCTGAGCGAACAGCAGGAACAATCCTATGAAAAGACGGAGCGAGACGGTAAGCGCGGAGAGTATTTGCCGATCCCTGCGGAGTGGAAAACGAAGCTCGAGCGCGCACGGACAGCGGCAACGAACAACATCAAGCCGTCCGGCTTCGACAGCTACGATGCCTATCTCGATGCGCTGGACAAGCAGCGCGCGGCGGATCGGGCTGAGCGGCTGCGCGTCAAGAGCCGGGACGAATTCAAGGGCACAAAAGCGCTCGACGAGTTGGGCGTGAAAATCGCGAACAGTGCAGGCATCTACCACAACGCAGAACAACTCATTGCCAACGACAAGGCGGCAAAAAGCATTCAGAACGCAGCGAAGCGCGCCGAGCAGCGCTTGGGCGCGACGCGGCAGGAAAAGACCATCGCGCGAGACATTGCAAACGGCGAGCGCTCGATGGCAGATATCCCTCGCAGCGTGAAAAAGTCGCGCGTGCTTGAGCTCGTGGACTATTACACGGCACAAAAGGCGACGAAGACGGGGCTTTTGCAGCAGCAGCGCATCGAGATCAATGACGCGCTGCGCGAGCAGGCGCGCGAGCTCATCGGAACAGAAGCGCCGGAGATCAACCGAAAGGGTCTGAGAAAGCTCTTCGACCCGAGTAAAGGCCTTGTGCTTTACCATCGCACGCCGCAGCGCATTATGCGCGCTCTCTTTGGCTGGAAACAGGGCCAGCAGATCAACGAGGCTGTTTTCGAGCCGGTCTACGAGAACGAGCAGGAGCGCAAGCGCTTCATCAACCGCATGTTTGACGAGGCTCGAACCTTTGAAGGCGCGGACGGCAAGAAAAGCGCGCTGAACAAGGATGAGAGCGCCTTTGCGCAGAGATTGAAAGAGGGACGAACCGTCGAGGAGCTGGTTGAAAAGTCCGGCGCGGCGGAAAGCATCAGAGCGGCGGCGGAAAACCTGAAAAATGGCGCAGAGATGAAAGACGCCGCGCGGGAATTCAGCCTCGACAAAGGTTCGCGCGATCTGGCGCGGCAGTATGCCGACTGGCTGCAAACGCAGGATGACTACGCGGCGGCGAAGAACGTCGACCGCACGAAGGTCGAGAACGCGATCGAGAAATACACAGAGCTCTACGACAAACTCTATGCCGCGATCAACGACTTCCTTGTAGCGCACGGATACGAGCCCATCGGCTTTATCAAGGGATACGCACCGCACTTCCAGACGAGCGAGGCAAACGGAAAGCTCGAAAGCGCGCTCAAGGCGATCGGCGTCGACCTCGGCTCCGGCGTGGGCAAACTGCCGACGAGCATCGCGGGTCTGACGAAATCCTTCAAGCCGAACAAGCGGTACAATCCGTTCTTCCAGCACCGCAGAGGCGATGAGACGGACTACGATATCGTCAAGGGCTTCGAGACATACGTGGACTATGCGAGCGACGTGCTGTATCACACGGACGACATCATGCGCGTGCGTCAGATGGCAAACTACCTGAGGTCGACATTCGCACCGGAAGAGATGAAGGCGGACATCGACCAAATGGAGGCCATGCGTTACGCTCCGGCGGATGTGAAGGAAGAATACTTGCGCGATAAAAAGAAGATCACGGGTGATACCTTCCTGAGCTATGAGGACCTGACAAACCTGATGGAACAGTATACGGACGAGAAGTACCGCAGCATTGAGGACGCGACGGAATTCAGCGATCTTGTTTCGTGGCTGGATGACTACGCAAACAAGCTGGCGGGCAAGCAGCTTTTCGAGGACCGCGCAATGGAGCGCGAAGTCGGGCGCGAAGCGCTGAACGGCGCGAAGAAGCTCAACCGCATGTTCGCCCGCGCGAACGTGGCGGGGAACCTCTCGTCGGCACTGAACCAGACGGCGCAGCTGCCGATGATCGCAACCGAACTCGGCCAAAAATATACGTGGCGCGCTGTGGGCGACATCCTGAGAGGGAAGACGACCGGCATGAGCGCGTTTCGCGGGGAGAGCGACTTCCTGACGGAGAAGAGCGGCATTGACTATATCCAGAGCACCAAGGGTGAAAAAGCGATAGAAAAGCTATTCAGCCCGCTGGAAAAGGTCGATACTCTCGTCAGCACGATCGCTGTGCGCGGCAAGTACCGTATGGAGCTGGACGCGGGCAAGAGCCCGAAGGAGGCGATGAAAGCGGCGGACCGCTGGGCGCGCGATATCATGGGTACACGCTCGAAAGGCTCGGTGCCGCTGACGTTCCAGTCGAAAAACCTTATCGCACAAATGCTGAACATGTTCCAGGTCGAGGCGGCGAACACATTCGAGCACATCACGCAGGACCGGCTCGGCCCCGGCTTCAAGGAAATGGCCGCGAAGATCGGCGAGGATAAGGCCATTAAAAAGCTCGCAAGCGACGCCATTGCCTATATGCTGCTCGCATTCCTGCTCAACCGGTTGGACGAGGATGCCTACGGCGGAACGCCTGCGCCGTTCGATGTCCTCGGCATGGGGCTGAACGCCGTCGCGTCCGGCAACGGATTGACATCGAGCGACATGCTCAAGATGATCACCGACGATGTGACCGAAAACATCTTCGGCGAGCGCCTTTTCGACACCGATCCGAACGACATGAACGACGAGTTTGACGGCTGGTCGGCGGCGGAAGATACGCTATACAACATCAGCAACGATGTACCGTATGTGCGCAACGTGGCGGGCCTGATGGGATGGGGCGACCAGACGTTGCCGATGCCCGACATCGTTGGCGCAGCGGGGAAGACGAAAGACGCACTCAAGAACGCAGATAGTGCGGGCGAATTTTGGGCAGAGGTCGCGAAGCAGCTCGTGGGCCTCGCGGGCGACGCGCTTCCGGGCGGCCGCCAAGCCGAGAAAACCGCGCAGGGCATTGAAGCCGTTGCACGCGGCGGGTCCTACAAGGGGAGCGGTGACAAGAAGCAACTACAATATCCGGTGAATTCACCGCTGGAAGATCCGTTTGAAGCTCTGCGCGCGGCGCTCTTCGGTAAGAACGCGCTGAACGAATCACGTGTATATTGGGCAGAAGGCGGAAAGGCGCTGAGCGCATCACAGACAGCGCTCTATCAGGAACTCGTCGACAGCGGCATGAGCCGCAAGAAAGCATACGAGACCATCAGAGACTTCAACGACGCGACGGCCGACCTGGAAGCCGACAAGGACGAGAACGGCAATCCCGTCAGCGGAAGCAAGAAAGAAAAGGTCGTCGAGGCGATCAACAAGCTGCCGCTGAGCCGGAAGCAGAAAAACAAGCTCTATCTCAGTAAGAATTACAGCGAGAAAGACCTTGGCGAGATGCCGTGGAACTAA